CTGATGTAGGATACCAATCACATACTGAAGTATTGTCTGTACTATTAAAATCTTCTCTTGAGTCTATTCCTCGTCTATATTTTATTGTATTAACTGAACCAGTACCACCAGTAACAAATTTTACATGATAAATTGATGGTTTTGTAGTTGATAAATAAGTAGAATTATTTACAAGTAGATCATTTCTTTGTGCAATTGGAATTTTTTGAGTTACATCTCCATCCAAATATTTTATAGTTTTTACTCTTATTCTAGAAGGATTTTTAATATTTTCATCTGTAGCTACAGTACCAAAAAATGTTCCTATTTTATTACCGCTATTAGAAGTTATTTTTTCACCTGGATCAAAAAAATCAGTAATTGCATTCGTTGTAGCAAGTTCATCAGGATCTGCATTTAAATTTAAAATTTGAATAGAGTTTTCAGTAAAATTTTCAGTTAATGGTTCTGCAACTGATATTTTTGGAATAGCTTCATAACCACTCCCAGATGCAGTTGATTCTACAGTAGAAACGTGTCCTGCATCTAATTTTGAAAATCCAAATGCATCAATTAATCTGTCCTCACTATTTGCTGTCGCATCACCGCTTAGTTCATATGCAAGATCATCAAATTGAACTGTAGTAAAATTACCTATTATATCTTCGTTTGTTGAAAATGTAAAGGAATCAATTACATCTTTAATTTTTCCAGCAAATCCTGTTCCCAATGTAGCAAAATTATTTACTGATAATTCTTTATTTTCAAGATATCCATCTCCGCCATCAAATACAGTAAAACTAGTTAATGCTCCAGATCCAATATCTGTTATTTTTGCTTTTGCTTCAACACCCCCTCCACCAGAAAATGAAAGTTTATCATCTATTTTATAATCAGAACCAGAATTATCAATAGTAATTTCAGATATCAATCCCTGTGCTATTCCACTACCAGATACTTCATCAACCTCATTTGAATCAATTGATTCTCCTACAATAAATATTCCTTCAATATTTGTTAAAAATAATTCTGTTATATCAAAAATTCCAGCCGCAAATTGTTCAATACGATTTACAATTCCAGTTGCACCTGATTGTTTTCCTGTAACAGAATGGCTTTCGAATGATGATACAGGATCATCAGTAATAATTCTGACAGATTGATCTTGTTGCCAATTACCGGAAGATGGTTTAAGTAAATCTATTTTTGGGGTATAATAATTAAGATTTTGTATATTATATAACGATTTAAATAAAAAATCATATGAAGTACTTGTTCCTTTTGCTCTGTAAATATCAGATACATGTTTTATTAGAAGTGATTTATCTGCACTTAAATTTAATGGAAAATTTGTCAAAAATTCTCCACTAAAACTATTCAATATAGATGATGTAGTACTATCAATATCTCTTGATTTTAATAATGTTCTTGATGCAAAAAGAGGATTTTTTTGAAAACTAACTACAGTACCAAGTGTACGATTATTTGTGCCTTTTATTAATTCACCTACTTCAAAATCTGTTTTTGTTACTCCAGTTACATAGATTTTACTCGATGCTGTATTTGTATTTCTATCAACAGTACCAGTTGCGCCTGAAGATACTCCTGTTATAATTTCATCTTTTTCATAAGCACTTTTATTTGTTCTATCACTTTCCAATAAAAGCTCTGATCCTGTTTCTAAAACAAGACCCCCCTGTTCACTTTCTAACACAACATAATACTCATCTTGAGCCACATCTGAAATCGTTAATTCATGCGATTCCATCCATTTATAATAAAATTTTAAAAATTCAACAAAATTTATTCCATCAGTTTTATAAAATTCTGGTAATTGACTCTCAATTAAATGCGATATCTTATTTGATAATTTTATATTTTCTGTATCTTTTAACCAAGTATATTCTGACATTTTAATAATTTACTTTTGCTGTTTGAGATGTTGCGGTTTCGCTTGTTGTAACTTGATCTTGTTTGGTAACTAATGAAGTATCATTCATTTTTAAATTAATATCGCTTTCTTGAATTGTAATCAATTGTTCTCTCAAAGATAAAATATCATTCAAAACAGGTATAACTGTTATGCTAATTTCATTACCTTCATATGAAGCAGGATCAAAAGAATTTAACATTACTTTTCCGGTTACATAATTAACAGAACCAGCATTTTCTCTAACTGTCCATTCTTTTCCTTCATTATCTGTTCTATAAACTTTTAACACACCATCCTCATCTTTTATTTTACAATCTTGTTGTAAAATATCTTTCTCATCATTTATAGAAAATACAGTAGAATGCAGGATAGCGGCATGGCCTGAATGAGGATGACTAATTGCATTATTAAATCTTAGAGTATAAGATAATTTTGAATTTAATAATGGTATAAATATTTTTTTCAATCTAATAGCACTATCGTTACCTAAAATAGAAGAATCAGTTTCATCAATTCTTGTTTGTAGTTTTGACAATCTAAATGTTTGTTCAAATTTATAAAGGTCTTCAGAAACATATGAATTTATAGAATTTATAATCTTACTTCTTAATATTTGTGAAGTTTTTGTTGTTTTTCGTGAATCAAAATTAACCGTTGATGTTAATAAGACATAAATGTAATCAAGATCAACAAATTCAGGTGTTATAGATGCAACATTATATTTTTTAAGAATATTATCCTTAATGTTCATTTTTACTGAATCTGTTACATAAAGTCCTGATTTAGGTTTTACTCCTATAAAAACTTTTCCATATTCTGGAGGATCTGCTTCTTCTCCACCATATACAACTATTGATTCCGCTAATGGATAATCTCTTAAAATTATTCTTTTATAGTCATCTTTTGTTACCGCTCGATTCTGTGTATTATAGTGTCTGGGAGCATTAAATCTTATAGAATTAATAGTTTCTTCATCTGAACCGCCTTCTGCTTTACTATTAGTTGAAAGACTGGCAGTTGAATATCCTCCAACAGTTGTTGCAACTGTAAAATTATTTGCACCATTTCCTAAAACACCGTCAGAAATATTATAATCCATAATAACAATATTTCCAGTTTTTAATTTTCTTCCTAAAACTCCATCTCCAAATTTTATTTCTGTCTTAAAATCTGATCCCTCTTCTATAAAAAATACATTTGATGTTGAATTGACTTCAAGTAGATCAGTTGCCTGAGTATAAGGAGACAAGTCTGTAGTAAAAGAATTTTCTTTAATAGAAACTGTAACTGTTGAATGATCAACTCCTCTATTAGGAATAGTAAATCTTTGTGAAGAATCTTTTGTATTAGCAGTATATCTATAAGTTAAAGGATCTCCTTGAATTAATGAAACATTTGAAATTGTTACTGTTGAATTATCAGAATTCGTAGTTGTCGAATATGATTTATCAGTAAGAAAAGTATAATTAACTCCGTCTATAACAGAATTAAATAATGTATTTTTTGCTACAGTAATATTTGCAGGAGCATCATTAGGTGTTACTGATATGTTTACATTTGCTTTTGCACCTGTTCTTGATTTTGGAGTATATCCCACCAATTTAGACAAAGATATTATAGCATTTCTAGTAGTTGCTGAATCAATAAACATTTCATTTGCTACCATGTTTAAATAAAAAGCGTTATAATGAGTATTATATGCTAAAACATCTAATAGTTGAGTAATAACAGAACCATCTGAAGTATAGTCTCTAAAAATATCTTGTTCTTTAAGAAAACTTTTAAAATTAGTTTTTATTTGATCAAAGTCTAATTCCGAAACTCGTAATTTAGTAGCTTCTGCCATTTAAGCACCTCTTGTTTGTTCTAAAAATGTTGTAAATGTTATCGGTTCAGATTCATTAGCAACTGTAAAAATTATTTTAATGCGATAACCCATTCCCCCTCTTTCATCATTAACAATTACATCTTGTATATTTGCTCTTGGTTCAAAATTTTCTGCTACGGATCTAATCTCATCTGCAATTAATTGCTCGGTAATTATATCATTTGGCTCAAATAATAAGTCCATTATATTTGAACCAATTCCCGGCTGAAATGGTCTCTCAAATTTTTTAGTTAAAATTAAATTTTTTAAAGATTCCTTTATTGCATTCGACCCAGATTTTAAAGCAATGTCTCCTGTATTGGGGTTACGAGTAAACTGTATAGTTAAATCTCTGGGTGTTAGCAGAGTCAGATACTTAATTGCTTGTTTATCTGTAAGATCCAGTTGAGCCTGATCAAAGGTATAAAAATCTTCTTCTATTGAATTTGTAGCCATATGTTTATTTAGTCTAATTTCCCTATGAAAGAGTTCCCTTACCTGTTCCCGTACCAGCACCAGTTATAGGTCCCGATCCAGTTCCTAGAAAAGTACCTGTAACAACAGTAGTGAGTGGAGTAGTAACATCTGCGGCACTTACATAAGTGTGTATTGCAGTAGCTATTAATTCAGCAACTTTTTCTTCTGATCCAGCCGCAGATCCAATTTTAAATGCGGCTTTTATATTTGTTTCTAATGCTTTTTTAAGTAATGGCATAATAATATTTCTCCTTATATAATCGTAAATGAATTAAAATATGTTGGATTTGCATCAATTGCTTTTCCCCCTTCATTTGTTCCGCCCACAGTGGCACCAACTCTCAAATAATATCGTGTAGCTGTGGTTAAAGTTGCTCCAAGTGTAATCATTATTTGTGTTCCATAAGCACCAACTCTTGTCAATACTCCATTTCCTAAAGTAATCATTCCTGAAGAAAAACCGCTAGTACTCGATAATTCTATTTCTGAATCCAAAGCAAAAGTTGACAAAATAGGAACTTCATTAAAATGAATAATAATAGGAGTTCCTGGTGCTATTAATGAAGACTGATTGGGCATAGATAAAGAAGTCCCTCTTCCCAATTCTATTTCTTGTCCATCCGCATTAAAAACAACAGCATTTACTGCTGTAAAAGTATCACTTTGAAGAGTATTAGCTTCATATGAAGGAGCATAACTTACCGACACATTCATGTCTCCTTTATTTGTTACTTGACCGGAGGGGTGCATGGCGTCATTGCGTATTACTTTAGCATAAAGATTTTTATTTTGTGTTAACTGTAAATTTGTATTTGATAATATTGCTGGTTGAAACTCAAATGCAGTATCATTATTTGAGCTAGTAAAATTCGTACTCAATGGTATTGTATTTTGAAAACCACTATCATACGAAAGTAAAATATTATACTGATCTCTTACTGTGCTATCAACTGCATTAAAATTAATAGTTTCAACATTCATTGTTTGATTAAAATAAACAACAAGATTTGATGTTAAGCTAACTCCAGAAATAGGACCATCTGATGGAGAAGTTGTTTGTGTTCCTGACACATCATAGTAATGCACATTTGCTATAATTCCAGTTGTAGTAGTTTTAAATCCTGGTCCTGCTATCCCTTCACTACCAGAACTACTTGCAAAAACTTCTCCGAGTGATGTTCTACCAAAAATTCTCTCTGCACTTGAAGTTGCAGATACAAATTCATTAGTTGATTTTCTATCTCTATAAATTAATTTTCTTGTTCCTGAAGTAAAAGAAACAACATTTCCTTCTGGGGGATCAGTTATGGCAACATTGTCAATCGTAAAATTTATAGTATCGCTTACTTTACAAATTTCACCAGGCGATAACGGTTTAATAGATCCATCTTGACTGGCTAATTCTGTATACCTAATAGATGTTATTTCTGAAGCGGCTTCAGTAAAATCTAAAACCTTTCCCTTACCTTTTGATGTTAAACCCAAAAACGTATCTCCAGCAGTTACTCCTATAGCAGGTGTTCCTGTATTTGCTTTAATCGTTAATGTTCTAACTCCCGATATAATTTCTCCTGCGCTAAAGTAATTTACAGGATTTCCAGGAACCGAATGTGTAGTAAGAACTTTCATAGAACTCACATTATCTTGTTCCATTCCAAGTTCTTCTGGTGAAGAATCACGTACACTTTTTAAAACCTTTAAAGTATAAACAGCATTTGCAGATAAATTTGCTACAGGAGTAAAACTAAATGTATCATTTTCTTCATCAGTTGTTGTTACAACTGGATTTGTAGATGTCATTTGAACAACTGTACTAAAATTGTCGGCGGATAATTGTACTGAACCCGTAGGATTTGTATTCAATGTTGCAGTAGTTAAAGATTCTATTTTCATACTCTCAGAAAATTGAATCGTTATAGCACCAGGATTAATAGCAAGAGATTGATAACTATCAGGAGAAGTTATTTCAGATAAAGTAGAACTTTCTAAAACATGTGAAGCTAGAGATAATTTTTTAATTTTTGGAGGATCTTCATCTTTTGAATATACTGTTTCTTGACCAGTCTGTGGATTTATAACCTTTATTCCAGTAGCAATTCCTTCAGTTGTTGTAAATTGATAAAGACTATTTGTTTGACCCAAATCTTGAATATCTGTTGTAGCTTTTATGTTGTATACATGATTTCTTTTAAGATTTTCAGGAACAACTGCAAAAACAGAATTACCTGCACTTGCTATTACTGATACACAATTTTCAACTGTTTCAAATCCATCATCTGATAATTGTATTGTACTTGAAGCAGAATCTTTCTCAAAAGCAAATGAACCTGCTGTTACAAAATCTCCCGTTGATCCATTTGCTGAAATTAGGTGAGTATTATTTGCAACAGTAACAGTACTTGTGTTCATAGATTGACTAAAATTTACAAATAAAGCACTATAACTTTCTGCATAAGTAACGCCACTATCAGTACTGATTTGAAGTTTTGGTTTTCCAGGAGCAGGACTTTGTACATTTGAAAAATCACTACTTGCACCTAAATCATAATGAAAAGTATTTGATGTTGGAACAAATAATACCTTTTTTTCTACATTATAAATGTCTTGAGTAGAATCAACAATTTTTATAAAATCATCTTTAAACAAATTATGAGAATGATTTGTAGATACAACAGCAATAGCCCCCCTTCTTACAATTTGTGTAATTGTCAATTTTCTTGGAAATGATTCCCCGTCTTCAGGAAAAGTAGAAATCACTTTTGGTGCAGAAGAATGAAATGGATGTACATTATGATCAGGAGAAGTATTTGCTTTTATATGAAATCTAATGTCATTATCAGATGTTGAAATATCAATTATGGAATTATTAACAAAAGCAGAAGTTGTTATTTTTCCACCATATTCTGAAGTATCAACAGCAACATATGATAAAATACTATCATTAATTTTTATTAATTTACCTATTCTTCCTGAGGTTGTTCCGTCATCTAGTCCATCACTTGTTGCTTTAGTTTTAATCTTAGCCTCTAATAATGTATCATCAACTACTTTACGATTTTTTCTAGGAACAGATAATGCTTTTTTTCTTACAACATAAGTAACACCAGACTCTACTTCACTCCATTTAAATAAATCATTTTTATTTGCATTTCTATAATAATTCAATCTACCAGCATCACTTCCTGTACCATCTACAGGAATAGAAAATGTGTCTGAAGTAATTTCTGTTAATGTATATGCTCCCGTTCTAACTGAATTTCCACTTACTACATCATAAACTTCTATTCTATCATCATCTGCTAATCCATGATTTATATTTGTAATTACTATAGGATCCGTAGCAGTATAAGCAACATTCATTTTATATGAAGATGCATCTAATTGATATGTTAATTCTGTTCCGTCTATAGATAAATTATTTAAAATAGTTGCTAAAGAAACTGTTTCGTCTGATCGATACAAGGTCAAAGAATCCAATTGGGGGCCAGTTACACCATCAGAATTAGGTTCTGTTTCTCCTGAAGATAAAACAACACTTTCAATTTGCATTGAAAATCCATCATAAAAATCATTTGTAGTTACAAAAGTTTGGGTATTATCAGTAACAAAACCTTTTTCGGTATTATAACTAATTCCTGCTCCGCTTGAGTCAAGAACATTATCAGGATCCATTCTTAAAAAATAAGTTGTATTAGAAGAAAGATTCGCTTTTGGTGTAAATATATAAGTTTGATTATCTTTAGTAGAGGGAATAGAAGACATTTCTACAATTTCTTGATTTGCAGTAGCAGAATGATCATCTCCTGTTATGTTTATTGGATGAGAAGTTAATTTTAAGGCTTTTAAATTATTTTCATCAGTTGTTGCTCCTAGAATCGAAGAAACAATATGTGTCAATCCAATAGTTCCTTTTTTATTTTGAAGATCAAAAGGTAATTCAATATCTTTAGTAAAAACACGTACAGAACTATTATCTGTTTCTTGTGAAAATTTTATAGAAATTTGACTGTCAATATCAGTAAAAATAGACTCATTTTTTAAATCATCATTAGAATAATATTCTACACCAGAATAACCAGATGATCCAGCACTTCCCCAATCTTCGCCACGATTATAATAATACGTTCCAGAACCACCAGCACTTCCGCTTGATGTATAAGTTCCTGTTCTAGAAATTGAATTATTTACCATTAGATTAATTCTCCACTATCTACTGTTACAGGATTTATAGAAAATCCAATTTCAAGCATATGTCTCTCTTTTAAAGAGATTCCTTCAAGATTTATAATACTTGTTTGAATTATAATCTTATATTTTTTATCGGATCTTTTTAATGGATTTTTGGGTTTAAGGTCTATATTAAAATATTGTTTTTCAAACTTTCCATTATCATTAGCGGATCTACTTCCTACTGTACTTGTTCTGGTCTGTGACACAAATTGATGAAAAACAGAATCTTCAGAAAATTTATCTCCGGTACTCTTTTCTTGATCATATGTTCCTTGAAATAATATAATCGCATCATTTTTTGTATGAACAGAATTATCTTCAGAATTTGTAAGTCCAACGCTACCCATTTGAATTTTTGCAGAATAATCTACAGTTCTTTCCATCTGAGCATCAAGAAATTTTCTATCGGTTTTAGTTAATGAATCAGTTTCATTTGTAAAAACAATTCGTATAGTTGAATCTTGATCAATTGATCCCACTCGTTCTATATTTTCAAACTTTCCATCTACATTTTGTCCTTGTACCTCATATACATATGGAGACAATCTTTTAATAATATTATTTTCTTGACCATATAAATTTGAAAGAAATCCTTTTCCAAGAGTCGCTAACCCATTAAAGTTGTTCATAAATGTATCAAACTTTGATATATCAGGACCCTGAGCAAAAAATACAATAGCTCCAGAATATTTTAAATTATCAAGTTCACTTAATTCTTTTGGAATGCCATCGAGTTCTTCTCTGTCTTCTGCTTTTATAGTTCTTGGCCTTAAAACTTTTCTTTTAACTGTTTTCTTTAAACCAGTAAAGGGGTCTTCTATCTCAGTATCAGTTTCAATTGTTTCTAAAGTTATTTCATTCAAAGAATTTGGACTTGTTTGTAACATCTTTAAATTTTGTAATTTCTTTCTAAAATCAGCAACACCATCTCCACCAAATTGTCCTGTATAAATACCCGCTCCATTTAATCCTTTAGTAAAGAACGCAATCAATTGTTGTATTTGATCATTTAATCTCTGTATTGCTTTTATTTGTCTTTCTAAAAATAAGATATATTCATCTAATGAGCCGGCTATATTTTGAACAAATTTTTTGAATATTTTTACTTGTCCGATTGCCTCTTTTATAACTTCTCCATATGCTGGAAACAAATCTGAAATTCGTATATATTTCCAATTAGGAGAAATATTTTTATTTGCTGATAATACTTCAAAGGGTGGATTAGGAGGACCCACTACATCACTACTTGTAGGTATAGTTGTTTGCCAAGAACGTACTCCTCCTCCTTCTGAGTTTGGTACATTTATTAATCCCCCAATATCAATATTAAGAAAATCTGTATCATATGATCCATCATAATTTAAAAATCCTATTTCAAGTTCAATCTTTTTTATTGACTCGGCTCTGGGTAATGGACCACCAGTTTTTTCTGGTGGTGGATAATTAAAAACATCTGCTTCTGTTAAACCATCTGTATTTTCTCTAACAACACCATCAATTTTAATATTAGCAATACGATACTGTACACCCAATGATGGAATCGCATCTAATAATTTACCATAATTAAATGAAAAGTCAGAACCCGTAAATGCTGAATCGTTATAAAAATCAAAAGCTCTATCAGACATATCCATTGGCTCTAAAAATGGATGATTAATTGCTCCTCCTTTTTTAATTCCTCTTAAAAACGTCATGTATGATGCTTCAACGGCTTTGGATCTAGGTCCTTCCAATGCTTTATCTACTCCCTCAAACCCCCTCCGTGATTGACAAGAAGTTCTGAGATATTGTCCCATTTCATCATTGGGTATAATTTCTGATATTGTAGTTGAGCCGTCCTTAATTGTTCCAAAAAATGAACCCACTACGCTTTCAATTGGTTTTTCTAATGTATCAGTTCTAAAAATAGGTTCTTTATTTGGATTAAATCCTCCTCCTGTTATAATTGATCTAACAATCGGTGCTGAAGCCGTATTGAGAGATTTATGATTTGATTTTATAAATTCTCCTCTAACTCCTTTTACCTTAACTTTATTTTGTAAAATCATACCATTTTTAATAACTATTGGAAAATGTTTTATAACCACAGCAGAAAAACTATGAAATCCTAATACTCCTCCCTCTTGAACAATTCTATCACCTGGTTTAAACAGGGGTATTTTACCGCCCAACTCATATGTGTCATCTTTAACTTTTCTTGGTTTAAAATCTCCAGTTTCATAATAAAATTCTGACTGTTCGTCTGATCTAGTCCATTCTCCTTCTTTATGTAAAGGTTCTCCTAAATGAATTATCATTGGTTTATTATCATTTTTACCAGATTCTGGTGCGGCCATCTTTTTAACCAATTCATCACCAATAACAGAACCAAAATAATCAGCAAATTGTTGTATAATCTGAAGTACATCATTTATTGTTGGAAGAGCAAACATCAACATAAATGCTTTATATGGTCCAGATCCAGTTGGCTTATTACCATCAGGGGCGCCTCCCGACAATGATTGAACAATTTTATTTACGGCTTGTTCAGGAGTTAATTCTCTAACGAGTAGATTTTTTTGTGTATACTCAATAGTATCAAGAAGTGTGTCTTTTCCCCAATCTGCGGCTTGACCAGTCCAATGCTGTTCAAGATCATCTCTATCATATGCTCCCAAGCCCATACGAGTTTCATCCGCAAATGCTTGATCTTGTCTTTTTTTAGCATCCCCTGGTGAATCAAGCCAAAAAGGGGTTGTTGATCCTGCCCACAATTCTGGATGAAAAAAATTACGAACACCCACCAAACATTGATATACTGTATCTTTTGTTTGAAAAACTTCTTTATCACTTGCAGAAGCAAATTCTGACTGAGGGGTAAGTAAAGACTCTCCATTTTTTGTCTGTGTAAAAAATCCACGTTCACTAAAACGAACATCTCCAACATCAATTCCTTCCATAGAGGCAACAAGACCAAGCATTGCTTCATCCATTTTTTCAGTATTTAATTGTTGAGGATAAGTTCCATGTTTCCAGGGCCAAACAGTAATATTACCAAATCCTAAAGACTGTAATTCTTCAAGTGCTTCTATCAAAGAATCAATAGTTTCAATTAAAGCCGCAACAAGAGGATTTCTAAAAGATTCTAAAAATAATTTTGTTGCTTGAAAAAATTGAATTAATGTATCACAAATTACAGAAAAATTATAACCGAAAGTCTGTAATCCTGATAAAAAATGATTTAGAGCTTTTGCTGTATCACCACCAAAAACTGCTCCTTTTTGTGTTAAAACAACTTCATTTTCTGATTCAGCCATTATTTCTCATTTCTAATTTTTCTTTTTTAACTTTTTCTAATTCACCTTTTAAAAACTTTAAATAATCATTATTAAAATTTGAAACTTTTTCTAAAAGTTCTGTCATATTACCATTAATTATTGGTTTTTGTTCTAAAATAAGTTCTTCTTCTTTTTTATTCATGCTTGAAACACCTTGTCTATTTCTGCATCAAATTGCATAATTTCACTCATATTCGATGCTGGACCACTTGGACCAGCAGGAGTTGGATGAGTCATATTTTGTAATGACATTGATAATTTTTTTAATAGAGTATGAATATCAGATCCCATTCCTTTTATGGTAATAAGTCCTGCAGGATCTATTTTAATATTACCTTTTTTATTTTTAAGTTCTATATCTGTCTTAGCTTCAACAGAAAAATTTGTTCCTGCTGTTAGTTCAATCTTTCCTATACCCGCCCAAATCTCAACATCACCCGCATAAGTAGTAACATCCAGTCCACTTGCACTTAATTCTAAAGATGATGCTGATCCTGAAGGACCACTATGTAATCTAATCGGCATTGCTGGGGTTGTAGCTTCAAGTGTAATTGGTTTGCCTATACATACTTTTCTCATTCCCAGTCCAAATACACCTTTTACTACTTCATTTGAACTTCCTTCTACTGTATATTCACTATCTGCACCTATATTTGTTTTAGCATTTCCTCCAATAGATAAATTTTGATTTGCACAATTTAACCCAAAATCTCCAGTAGTAGTGGTCCAACTTTCTGCTTCTTGCTTAAATGCTTCTTGTGAATCTCCTAATTCTGATGACATTTGTTGTAATTGAAATTTTGATGCTCCTGGATCAATTGCTGTACCAATAATTTTAAGATTTCTTGCTCTAATTGTCATCTCACCATCTTTTAAATCAATATTATAATTTCCCTTTTCAATTTCTAAATCTACATGACCATCTCCAGCAAAAAGCATTTTATTAGTTCCTGCACCTCTAGAATTATAAACATGATTCATTGATCCTTTAACATGTTTTATGTCATCACCATAAATGTGAGAATGTACATCTGCATCCGCAAAAAAATAAGACTTACCAACAACATTATCAACCCTAGAACCGTCTGGCAAAAATTCAAGAAAACTTTGAGTTCTATGTAATAATCTAATTCTTTCAGCGCCCGGAGAATCATCTAATTCAAATAAATGACCGCTTTCAGTATATGAAACATGATTATAAGGATATTCAGGATTAAAACCGTCTGGCGGTACTCCCCAAGGTTCTCCGATTGCTTTTTCAATTCCTTTATGTAAATTGTTCTGAGTTGAACTTAAACTTCCTGTAATTCTATGAGCTTTCATAACAATTTGAGATTGAGGATGAGCAGAAGAATGTGGTCCAGGATGTGCTCCTTCGGCTTCGTAATTGGCTTTTCGTAAAAATTTTATTCTATTTAAACCAAGCAAAGTTGTTGATGGTAAAGACATAATTGGCATACCATTCCTATTAAATATCATTCTATTTTCATCAGGATTTCTAGAATAAAGTTGAGTTGCCAACATTGGTGCAGTATTTGCTTTTTCGGGCAATGCCCCTGGAGGTGCTGTTTTTGGTTTTCTATAAACAGTTGCTTGAATTTTCGATTCATCTTGATTTTTTCCAAACCACAATTTACCGTCCTTCAATGGAGTTTCTCCAACAAATTCATAAGTTGACGATTCAAAATATTGAGAATGTTCTATAACTCTTGCAGGAATTCCTGAATTAAATCTATCGATATAAAGAGGAGGATATGGAGCATTTTTTCTTTCTTCAATTGTTCTAGGATCATTAAACCCCCTATCAGGATTTGAAAAATTTTCAGGTATTCCTCCAGTCGTTCCTAAAATAACTGGTTCTTGTGCTTCTCTTCCATCTCTAAAAAATCCAAATACATGAGTACCTTCTACTAATCCAGTAGGAGTAGTTCCAATTCCAGATATAGCCGCCGATGTTACTGATTGAATAATATCTGCCCAAGGAAGGTCTTCAGTTGGTATTAATGTTTTATCATCTGTATGAAAACCAATACATCTTACTTTAACTCTTCCAAGAAAAAGAGGATCTTTTCTGTCTTCTACAACACCATAAAACCAGACAAATCCCTCAATTCCCATAAAATCTTTTTTATCATTACTATTTAAAATATCTGAACTACTCATGCCGTATGCTCCACATTTATACCAGAATCCATTAGGTCTAAGATTTCTTGATTCTCTTCTGTTATATCCAATTCTCTAGAAATTGAACCTTCTTCCCCATGTCCTAACGTTTTTGCAAGTCTAGAAAATAATGTATCTTTTGCTAATTCCATTGTTGTTAAATAACTACTGCCATATGTTACTGTATGTTGAATTTTTGTTACTAAATAATATCCTGTATAAAAAGAATGTTCTTCATTTGGATAATAATTTGAAGGATATTTTAACTCTATTATATCTCCAATAACTCTATTATGATCACCAGGCACAGTTATTTGTGTTATTATATTTTTCATTTGTCTTTTTTGAGAATAACTTTGTAACAACCATCTCTCTACTTGTTTATCTACTGAAATAGCTCCCTTATCATTATTAGTCATAATATTTTGTAACATTTTCGTAATCATTTTTTCATTATGATTAAAATTTGTTGATGCATATTTGTAAAATGCTTCAGATTTATCTATTCCATAATGCTTATCACTTGTTAATGGATTGTTTCCTCCTCCAACATGTCTAAAGTTTGAAAATTGATTCCAATAATCATATTCATAATAAGTTACTTTATGATTTGCTTTATATAAAGTACTAGTAAATCTTTTATCTTCTCCAGAACTAGCAGGAGGAACATATGGTGTAGCTGATGCTTGATTTATAGAACCTATTCTTTGAGTTGTTGGATCATATGTTAACAATCTTCCAGAATACATTCCTTCTATTAAATTATTTAAAACATTGAAAGTAGATTGTAATTTAAATCGAACAACTAAAAATTCTTTTTGCTCTGGAGCCATATCGATATGATCTGCTGGTCTCAATACATAACTGGCCATTGGAATTTCAATTGTTGTTGTCACAGGTGGAGAAGCTATTCTTTTTCCTTTTTCTCTTCTAAGAGCATTTTGAAGACCAAAATCTTGACCAGTTGCTTCTAATGCTTCTATATCTGAATCTTCAATTTCAGCCGGAGATGAAGTTACTAGGGGATGTAATAAATCAGACAATGCTTTAAAATAAAAACCATATTTATTTTCATAAAATAAAAATTTTCCAAAATTTGCACTTACTTGTCTTTGTTTCATTTCAACATTTGAAGCAACGGATTTTCTAACTACCATGTCTATTGCTTGAAAAGGTCTTACTGTAGGAAATACGAAATGCATTCCATAAAAAGTCCCATCTGAATCACCCTTTTCATCATAATGTAATTCTTTCTGATTTTTTACGAAAATGTCTTCTGTTATATATTTTTCATATATGTCTTTAACAATTTGAGAAGCTAACTGAGATTTGTATGATTTGGATACTCTATTTCTTAAATTTGCAATAAATTCATCTGAACAAAAATCTAATACAAAGAACCTTGTGGGCCCATCTTCTATAGTAGCAGACCTTTTAACAATCGTATATTCAGCATCCCAATCTGTTCCCCCCAACAATTTATTTTTTAATTGTATACGAACTCTTTCTTGTCCAATAATAGGAATTCTTTCATCTAATCCAGCACCATCAAGTATTTTTATATCACCAGTTATAACATTACTTTCAAATAGAGATTCTTTTATTGTAAAACCAAGAATTGCTGAATTTTCATCAGAGTCAACTACATATATTTTTCCTCTATAGTTCGTAAAGGTTATTGTCCACTCTGATTCAGTACTAAATTTTGATTCAGATTTATTAAATTTTGAAGGTCCCATTTCTTCCATATTATATCCTACTATCTATCATAAATGCTTCTTAATTCATTTAAAATTTGTTTAGAAAAATCGTTATCTATTAAAATAATTTCTTTTTTTGCATTATTTTTCATAGTTTCATAATCATAATTATAAATTATTTTTCTTTCTGTCGAAGAAAGAAGATCATATGTTTCTTTATCAACAATTACAACTTTTTCTAAAATTTTAGGAGTATCCGGTGTTTTGTCAGAACCACTTCTTAATATTCGTTCATAATGATGTACACTTGTTCTTGCAGAATCAATTGAACCATATTTGTCATTAAGAAGATTAATAAACTCATCTCCAAATAACGGCCAATCATATAAAGGATCTTGAATATTATTCGCTAAAAATATCAAAAAAGTTAAATCTGAATTTTCATAATATTTTTGAGCTATAACATCGGGCCTTTCGTATTCTTTTATTCGATATGGATAATATGAAGTAACGTTTTTTAAAACATCATTAGACACATTTACTCTAGACAATAAATTTGTCACAAGTTTTCCTTTAATGGGTTTAACTTTATCCATATTATAATAAAGTGTACTATAATTTCTAAAAAATTCTGACATTAGTAAGTCTCCGCATGTGATCTATCATGAGTAAAATTTTCTTTAAATTGAAGCTGTAAACCTATTGATTGTGGCATTCCATTTTCTTCAAAAAATCTAGGTGAATATTTGGCTTTAAGTGATACTAAAAACGAATTTCCTATACGATACAAATATGAATTTTCTTTAGCATTACTAAAAAATTGAATTCTATAATTAGAAGGAAAAGTAAAAAATGCAGAATTCATTTTATTTTTAATAGTTATTGTCTTAATATCAGTCTTTAATGGATCGACATGGGGCTGTCGTGTAAGTATTTGTACTGGAAGATGATGAACTGAATTCTTCTTTCCAACATTTAATTCATCCAATCCTGGTAGCATTCCATATTTTAAATTTAATATAATCGACATAAGAGCTTTAGATTCCTTTGCAGTTTTAGGATTAAATTCAAAATTAAAATTATGTTGTCGTAATTTTTTTATTCCTGTAAATATAAGAGAGGTATATGGATTTCTTGCCGCCCGCATAGACATAGATGCTATTTGTTCTCCTTTTGCATTTGAAGGAGCTAAAGCCCCAACAGCGGTTGCTACATTAAATTTCATTCTCTTTGCAAAATCATTTCCAAAATCTTCACTATCCCAATATGGCATAGCTTTATCTACTATGGATTTCCCCATATCTTTATACACATCCATTGTATCTTGTATAAAACCCGTATCCTGGTTTGAAAATTTTGAAAAATGTCTTTTTAAGTCTTCTGCTATTTGAAATGCATTTTGAGACAATATGTCTCCAAAAATACCCAAATTTACATCAGCATAATCAGCAGAATATTGTGTTTTTAATGAACCAGGAGGTAAATGTAAAATAAAATTTTGACCTTCTTCATAATAATCTTTTGATTCGTTACCAGAAGTAATATTTTCAAAATTTGATTGTCCACTTTGGGCACCATTAAATGCATCACTATTTTTTTCGGGAGATTTCCATTTCAATTCTTTTATCAACATAAAATGGTGCAATCCTTTAAGTGCAATTCCGCTAGGATATTCTAATCTTTTTTTAGCTCCTAAAAGTTTATTAATTTGGTCGAGTGGGGCTGGTTTTGCCATTTTTATTTAAATTCCTCTTTGTATTTTGGATAATCTCTTATGAGTCTTTCTTTAGTATAAATTTCAGTTTCTTTAACTGACACATTTAATGTAGCAGATAATGGGGCACCTGTTTCTTTGAAAAAAGTAGGATTTTGTGTACCCGCTGAATATTCAACTGTAAAATCTGTTACAACTGCATTTTGAATTTTTATTACTGAATCATTTCGTTTATAATTTTTAGTAGTAGGAAAAAATGTAACATCAACTTTATCGGGCATTTTTAAAATGCCTGTACTTTGCTGTCTGTGTTTTCCCTCTTTTATTACTTTCCTTTCAGGCAACATTGTTTTCTTAAAAGTTTCAATAATATTTTGTATATGATCACTTTCATGTGCCCTTTTTGGTATAAGAACAAAAGAAAAAGAAAATTCTCTAAATCCCACCCCGTTGAACACATTTGTAATATAAGGATTCTGTATTGTATTTAATCCTTTTGCAACTCCTGCTTTTAATCCAGGAGTTCCACCCAATACTACATCTGCGGCTATTCGTGCAAAAGAATCTTTATTAAAAGAGTGTATTCCTGTTTTTGCAATAGCAGATAAACGATCTACGCTTACATTTCCTCCTGCGGCTCCTACTGCAATTGCTCCAACTACATCAAATTCAACATTGTCATATTTTACATTAATCGCATCATTTATTTCTGGAAAAGGTAATACTACACAAACAGTTGTACTTCCTGAATTTCCACTATCGTCTACATTATGAAAGCGAAATAAACAAAATTTTCTTGATTCTGGATCTGTTGATAAAGATCCTATATTTTCTGGAAATCTATGAACTGAAATACCAGTTCTTACACCTACTATAGACCTTAATTTAGTTTCTGCATTTGTAGACATTATTCTCCTCGTTATACATAATATTTAGCATGAGTTACAAAGGAAAATATAAAATAAAGAATTTGAAAAAATATCGGGGAGATCCTACTAAGATAACTTACCGTTCTTTATGGGAAAAAAAATTCATGAATTA